ACTTAAACAGATATTAATAGTATATATTATAATATAAACAAAGCACATTTACAAAAGCATCAAGGAAAAACAAAAAACAAACTACTCTTCAAACAATGAACAACCTTCCTAAACTCCCTAACGATATCATCTTCAAGATTCTCAATGATCGTATGGAACTTAAACGAGATGATAGATTCAAGAACCAATTCAATAAAGTTCTTAGGGATATTAATTACTATGGTAAAGAAAAAGAAAAGAGAAAAGATGATTGTGGTTGTAAATCACCAACTATGCTTAAAACCATGCGAGACATGTATTCTGAACGACGGTTATGTCCTCATCTTTCAAAAGGAATCAAGACTTTTTGGGATTATAATCAAGATAATGGTAGATCTCCAATTGAATTTGAGGATTACGATTGGGATATTGTTAATAACATGTCCAAACATTTGGCAAGAGTTGGTCTTTATTGTCAAGAAGCAGATTTAATGGAACAGTGGGAAGACTATAAGGATGATGACTATGACGATGAAATGCCTCTATTGCTTTGTGTATATAAATTATATCCTGAGTGGGGAGTTAGATATCTCGGTCAGGAAAAGCCTGACCCATGGTTGCCCTCCGATAATGGTTACTTCAAGTAAAGATGACCTTCACTTGTCATACCTACTTCATAACTCTCTTCTTCTTCACAAGACCCTTCGTGGTCACTATAATATTCTTTTTTAACTTGTCTTTTTGGAGGAACGTAATCTTCATCCAAGATCTCCTCAAAATGTATTCTTACTTTAGTAGATAAATCCTTATCAGGCTTTATATACTTCAGGATTGTTTCCACGTCTTTCTTACATATTGTTTCCATTCAAGACACTTATTTATCAATGACATACAAAATTTATCACAACAAGATAATTTTGAAAACTCATATTCCAACTCTTGAATTTTCTCTTGTAAAATATCCATATCCATCTTAATATCTTCAAAATATTCTTCCATTTATTAATGATAAATATTTTATTTTTAATTTTAATCCAATTGACAATTTACGGTATCTATATCCCATGTATATATCATTTTTTTAGGATAATCTCCTTCTTGATGATAATTATTGATTACTTGATAATACAACATTTATAATGATCATTATTTTTTTTTCTGAAATAATGTTTCCAATAAATTTACTGGATATGTTTTGTTCTTTGAGATCTTGTAAATTACAGCTGAACTATCATCAATACGACTAAAAGATCCATCGGGATCAGTTATCGCTGTTGTTATACTTGTTATCACTTTGGGCTTAGTTACAGTAAAACTAAGAGAGTCGTCTCCTCCTACAAAAAAGTCTCCTGAATCTGTTGACTTTGTTACTATACCCATTGTTGGTAATAATATTCCTGAATCATCTGAACCATAATATGCAGATATGTCATCTAATAAACTACTGCGAAGACAATAAAATGGTCTTAACATTTGTTTAGGAACTGACTCGGCAGTTATTACATTACTAGGTGCTTCTATAGACAATGCTGGATACCATTGTAAATTACTATATGTGTTTCCTAAACCTGATCTATCAAACCATAATAGTTGAACTGGTCTTATCACTGGATGAAACATTGTCGCTCCAAATGGATTTTGATCATACAACATTATATCTTGTGCTTGGACTTCTGCTTCAGTTGTTACTTGATGTAATTTATCGATATTATCTGTATTGATCCTTATCTGTGGTATGTTATTTGATGTTAAAGGTGCTTGTAATTGTCCATATGAAAAACCTAAAATTTTAAACAATCCATTATTCCAATTTTTATTATCATAACCAAAACTATTGATAAATATTCCTGAATGACTATCCATTACAGAAAAAGGATATATCGCTTTATTAGGAAAGTCCCAAGAGATAGATGGTGATGATCCATTTACAAACACAGAAGCATTTAATTCTCTAAAATATGGTATCATACCTGGTGCATAATTCTGTCTTCGTAATCTTTTATTTATCTTATATACTTCAGGAGATCCATCTACAGCTGGTAATGTTGTCATAGCTCCTGCTGAATCACGATTTCCTTTTCTTTCAGATGTATATAATCCTTGAAATCCAAATCTATCTTTTGTTGGATCATATGTTAATTTTGGATTATCTGCTCCCATATAATACTTTGTCATCTGACTATACCATTTTCTCTCTGTTGTGTTATATTGTCCAGTATCTTTTTCTTCCCTTAAAAGTGTCTTTGTTGTGTTATTACGATCTATTGACATATCATTATATAATCCCACAGCAGCATTACCATATGCCGTAAAATGATAATCATAACCCATAAATCTTCTTGAATGAGTTCCATCGTAATCAGGTGTTGATGAGTTTCCTAAAAAATACCCAGCAGCATTATAATATACAAATGGAACTCCTCCTATTCCTTCAAATTGAATTTGTATTTTGTTATTCGGTCCTTTTGTAAATGCTCCATATGATAATTTTACTGTTGATGGATAATCATACTCAGCATTTTCATAAAATTTGTCCTCGGTTGTTTTATCATATACAAAAAATATAGGTTGTGATGCTATCGCATTGAATGAATTAGATGTCGGATTAAGTAAATCACTTCCAAATGTATCTCTTTGATAAGTTGATGTATCATATAATTGAACCATGTCAAGATGCCAAAATCGTGAATTATCAGGAGTTAAAACAACTACATTAGAAGCAGAATACTCTTGAGTATACTTACTATAATAAGGACTACTAGCATTTTGAACGATATGCCACATTTCAGGATACAACTCTTGAGTCTTTAAAAACTTACTCAATAAACTACAATTTGCCTCTGTATATTCTAAATTTACTTCAATTTTTACTTTTTTCCTATCTACCCTTTCATTACTAGTTATATGAGTTATACGTGCATTTTCAGCATTACGACCTCCAAATGGTCGCGATGCTCTTCCTGCTTCTACAAAATCAGGTCTTTTAAAAGCAATATACTGAAATCCCCTATACCAATCTAATTTATTCTGAGTCGGATTTGTTGCTTCAATCTTTATTTCATCATAATTTACCTCTGAAAACGTTGATCCGTTGTGTGCTGTAAATAATTTAAATGTATCTGTCTCATATACTCCAGCTACTACTCCTTGATCAGGTGTTATTACTGGTGTATTATGATTTTCATCATTCATCCAATTATAAACCTTTTCAATATCTGATCCTTTTTGTAATTGACGAGTTACTGTTTCAGCAATAAAATCAGCACTTCGTCTTCCTGCTGGGATACTTATTGTCTTCAATTCTACATATTTATGATAAATATCTAAGGCTGGATCGGCTGAACCATTTGTATCTGTTGGAATAGTAACTTCTAAATAATCTTGAGCATCTAGATTGAAATAAGTCGTTTCTCTCGCGAATATTGTATATTTTAAACCATCTTGTCTTACTTTATATAATGAACGATTATTTCTCGCATTCTGATTCCATACACTACTAGCATTACGATCATTATAATAATCTTCTTCAATAAATGTTCCCCAATGTATCTGATTTACTGTTGATCCCTCAGCAGGGCAATCATTAGCTTCATACATCGCTGGTCCTGGATCTCCACTAAGTGTAGCATGTTTTTTATCATAAGAAAATCTTCGTGGAAGTGAAAAACAATTTTCTCCATTTAATGTCTTATAATACGAAATCAATAAATTTGCTTCATTATCCTTTAACTCTTTTTCATCTTCTTGAACTTGTATATATTCAGCATCTATCCCATCAAAATTATCACTACGTTTATATGTATATCTTGTTACTGGTGTTTTTTTTGTATATTTATATTTCTGTTTTACTCCTAATGACTTTCCTTTTAATTCTATTGTTTCAGAACCTGCTCCCACTTCTGATACCATAGCAGCATGCACTGATAATGTATCTCCCACATTTAACTGAATACCACTTCCTATCTTATTTGTAAAAATAGCATTATTAGAATCATTTCCTGATTGATGTTCGATTGATGATAATCTTGAACATTCTACAAGTTTATTTTCAACATATGATGCTTCATCACCCATTGTATTTAATAGATGTATTTAAAATAATTATACCTTAAAAAAAAATTATCATTCAAATTTACTGAAATCCAGCTGTAAGGAATCCTCGTTCAAGTCTAGCAACCTTACCCACTTCAATCCATGTCCTTTGAGTGTAGTTCTTACCTGAAGCAAGTGCAGGGAGTGAATCAAGTTTAGTCGTTAGTTCAAGACCACGAGCATTGATACGACCTGCTGGTAGTTTATACGACTGGAAAAAGAAATTACCTAATAATCCTACCGAAGCATTTTGTGCTATTCCTTCAAAAGTAGCATTAGTAAGGACATTACCTTCAGCAGCATACTCTTCACGAGTTACAAATGGTAAACTGCCGTGAGCACGAGTTGTCTTATCAAACAATACAGCACTATTACTCAAATCTATCGGAAATACAAAGAAATCATTCATTCTGACATTCGTTGTTAGTGTTCCATTACTACGAACATTAGAAGCACTTGGTGATGTATAATCTCTATCAGGTGCTACAGCAGAATATTTATTAAGAATAAAATCATCGCCACGATTATCATCATTAATACCAGTAATAATCTTTTTTACCATACGTCCTGCTCCTCCCAAATTTCTGACAGAGTTTTTAGCATCAGCCACCGATAGAGTCGTCTTTGTTAGACGATAATCATTGAATACAAAATCTGTTTTTTGTGTCATGTAAGTTTGAAGATCGGCAGCCATCTTAGCACCATCATAAAAGATATGATCAGCAACAAGCTTTACATTCGTAGTATCAATCTTGAACTGTTGACCATTAGTTGAAGCATCATTTACACAGCAACGACCTTGAGTTGTAAGTGGTTCCCATACAAGATCAATAATTACTTCTTGCTTCATAGCAAATAGTGGAAGATTAATACCTCCCTTGAGGAATGGGAAAAGTTGAGCAAGAGTTACACTGAAAGTAGGTTCATTATTAATATCCAAAAAATTTGGAAGTTTTAGGGCTCCTCCATCATATTCAACTCCAACATCTAAACCATAATCTTCTGCTGCCGTGTTACTTTGAGAACCAGCAGTTTCTCTGAATCTAAACTCGTGAGATATACATCTACCTGACATTACTGACTCACGACTCTTGTTAATTTCTGATGATAAAAACATAGATTCATAGGCTTTCAAATGATTGTAATCATCAGTTTCTGAAATTACATTACCACCAATCGACAAAGTTGCTCGGCGAATAAGAGAATGAACTCCAACATTCAATGGGAAAAATGCCCCTTGAGTTACTCCACTTGGTTTCAAAACTCCCAATGTAATACGTGATCCATCGTGAAGATATCCTTTGTTTTGTAATACAAATCGGCAAGATGTATCATTAATAACTATCGGATCAATTACATCTGATGAGATATCCATCATCATATTAGTATCTATACGACCTGCTTGAAGCATAGCAGGGACATTAGTTGCATCCATTTTAGGTGGGTCTACGGAAATTTGTTCTTTAGGATCCATATTGAATTATTTTATAATAATACAACCATAAAAAATTAATTTAAAAAAAAAATCAAAATTGTAAATTTACATAATGACTTGTAATCCTTGAGGTCCGAAGAGAACAGTTTGACGAGACTTTACAAACAAGAAAAGAGCATTCGGTGAATCACTCGTAAGATCACATTCCATCTGAATACCAAAAGGTGTAGTGGAAAAGTCTTCGCCTACTCCAGTTCCCACAGTATCAAAAGGAACTCCAATACATTCCATGGGTCCTCCATCTGCTGTGAGTGGGGGAACTGCTCCCGTATAGGTTCTGTTAGTATTTACAGGAGATACTTGTGCTCGCATATTCAATCCCGATTGAATAGCATCGCGAGCAAATGATACAACTTGAGGATCTACAACAGGAGTATCAGCAGAATCCTTAACATTTGTATCTAGATTGAAAGAGAAAGGCATTCTCATTCCTGCTTTAGTTACAATGATAGATTTTATCGCTGCTTGACTACCATCACTATTAAGTGGTGTTGTAGTAGCAAATGAA